TGCGCCATGTAGGGGCGGTTAAGATGTATGCGATCCTTCTCAGGCTTTACACCCCAGCATCTAATTCTAGTTAGTTCGTTGTTCGAATCGATTACCTCAACAATCCAATAAAGCTTTCCGTTCTTGGTTTGTCTCGGCACAATCTTACGCGGGATGAACCAGCACAGCTGTAGGTCTGGATCAAACTCTGAGATAGGGGGGACAAACTTTTCCTGAAGCTTCTCGATGGTCTCCAAACTAATAACCAAGTTCATCGGGAAGATGCCGGTAAGCTCCGTTTTAAACTGGATGATTTCTTCCTCCGTAAAGTCTCCTTCGGGGCGATATAGCTCCAGGTTTTCGGCAAACTTCTTTAGGTTCTTTGGTCGTTCAACAACACATGTCGACCAGAAGTGCTTTCGTCCTGTGAACCTGTCATCCACAATCTGATCAAGGGCGCCACCGCGACAAAGAGCATCAAGTGCCTTCTTGTTTAGCTTGCCATAAGAGATTCCCTCTCGGAACAACAGATCCTCTGCATTCATAAAGGGTCTGTTATCTAAGACCTGATCGATTGCGGCCATGCCCAGCCCTTTGATGGAAGTCAGCGGCTGAATAAGTGTCTTACCATCTTCGCTGATCTCCCATACTGTACCGGACTTGTTAATGTCCAAGGGGGCAATGTCGAACCCAAACTTCTTAGCAATATTGATTGCCTTTTCTTTCCGAGTCTCGGGCTCCTTATCTAAGAACGCAGCCATCCACTCTGCGGGGTAGTAGTTCCAAAGCCAAGCGCACTGGAAGGAGATGATGCTGTAAGATACTGCGTGCGACTTGTTGAAGCCATAGCCGGAGAAGTATTCAAACTTATCCCACAGTGCCTGTGCCTCGTCTCTTGCAATCTTGTTCGCAAGACAGCCGGAGATAAACTTATCGTGCAGCTTGCCCTTCACGGATCCCTTGCCAGTCCCCTTCTTGGTCAACACCTTGCGAAGCATGTTGCCCTCATCGAGCGTCAGGCCTCCAAGCTTGTGCGCCAGCAGCGCGATCTGCTCTTGGAAGATCAAGAACCCGAACGTCTCTTGGGTAATGTCGTGAGCATCATCATTCAAATACTTAATGTAGTGGGGGCTCTTCTTGGCCTCCACATATTCATCGTGTACGTTGGCCGCTAATGGGCCCGGTCGATAGATGGAAGTGATGGCGGACACGTCAATAATGTTGCGCGGCTTGGCGCGTACGCAAAACTTCTGTGCACCTTGCTCTGTGAACTGGAAGACACCAGCCCACTTGCCTGCGTGGAAGATGTTCTCGTATATCTCTTGGTTGTCCATGTCAATGACGTCGGGGTGGAGATTCTTATTATAATAATCTTGAACGTCTGAGAAGGTTGGATTTTCAACATCGTGATGACGCCGAAGGATGTGCTCGATGCACCCCTCCATCATCTTCAGTGTAGAAAGGCCCAGCAAATCGAACTTAATGAACCCCATCGGCTCAAGGTGTCTGACGTTCTGCCCCTCTGCCCATGGTGCTTGGCGTACGCCACCTGAATTAATAAGTGGCATGCTCCTATCCAGATCCTCTGCAATAACAACACCTCCGGCATGGCGAGAGCAAGAACGCACTTGTCCCACGAGTCCTTCAACGTGTGTCTTGACTGCTGGGTGCATCGCAAGATACTTCTGCAATGATGGAGAGAACTCCATTACTTCTTCCCATGTGGGTGAGTATACGCCGGCCTTAATGCCGTGCTTCCTCTTGGCTTCGGGAAGCGCCTCGCGCATCATGATCGAGGTAACAGTGTTTACCTCTGTGAATGGAATGTTATAAAGCTTTGAGATATCCTTGATTAAACTTTTGAGCTGCAGCGTGTTCCAGTTTGAGATTGGGGCGACACAGTCTTCTCCCCACATTTCAACTAGCTTTTCCTTCAATGCCATGCTGTCTGATACATCGTAATCGATATCAGGGTAATCCGTGGCGTCTGACCGCAGGAAGCGAGAGAATAGAAGCCTATGCTTGATGGGGTCTACTTGTGTGATTCCAAGGGCATATGCCACTAGCGAGCCGGCTGCGGATCCTCTGCCTGGTCCAGCCAGCATCATATCTGTGGCCACATCAACAATAGATTTCATCGTTAGGAAGTATTTTGAGAATCCGCGCTCGTCAATGACACCGAGTTCTTTACGTAAGCGATCTGTGTACTCTTTGTTGGCGTGGAGGTCTCTTTCCTTTAGTCCCTCTAATGCGAAATTTACCAACGCCTGTGTCGCCGTAAAGCCGGCGGGCACTACAAATTCGGGAAGGCGAACTGTATTGTCGGGCAGGAACGACTCGATGCGCTCGAAAGCGATGCGGTGCGTCTCCTCAATACTTTTCAAGACTACTGCGTCATCATACTCAAATCCCGTAGACTTAGAGTATTGCTTGTAGCTTTCCCAGATCTGATCACCGTTCTTTGGATATAGCTCGTATCCAATTTCCTCAACGCCCGCAGGAAGTTGGGACTCTTCCTCAGCCCATGAGGGTCTGCCCTTACCAAGCCAGCCTAGACGCTTGTAAAGCTCTCTGTCTTTCCAGGCGTCAGGATTGGGGTAGTGGCTATCGGCGGTGGTGACCAGCCTAACGCCAAACTCTTGTGCAACTTGAATGATGTACTGATTTAATTCGTGCTGCTCTTTAATATTATTCCACTGAATCTCTGCGTACCAACGATCTCCAAAGATCTCTTGCATGTTCATGGTTGTCTCGCGCATCGCGTCTAGGACGGCGTCAGGGCCCTCCTCTCGGTTTTCCCAGTAGTTGCCTGCATATACTCCTCCAAGGCAAGCAGAGGAAGCTATGACCCCTTCATTGTACTTCTTCAAGAGAGCGTAGTCAATGCGAGGATACCGATAGAAATTCTCTGCCTTATAAGACTCAGACACAAGCTTGAATAGGTTGTTCAATCCTGTCTGATTCTGAGCCAACAACACAAGGTGGCGCCGATTCTTGAGGATACTCTGCGTCTTCTTGCTATCACCCTCATCCTCGACTGTGGCGCCGGATTGGTTGTCCCTCTTGATAGAGCGCGCCTTCTTCTTGTCTTCCATCGCCTTGTTATAGGCGCCGTGCCACTCCGCAATAGATGGAGTAAAGTAAGCTTCGCAACCAAAGATAGGCTTGAACTCCTTTCCTGCTTCTTGCATCTTCTTTGCATGCAAAACCTGATACGCCAAGCCGTTCATGTTGCCGTGATCTGTCAATGCTAACGCATCACTGCCATTCTCATACGCAAAATCCATGTGGGCTTGCGGATACCCAATAGCATCAAAAATAGAACCAGCCACACTATGCGCATGCAGGCCAACAAACTTAATTTTTGAATCATTTCGATTCATTCTTTCTCCTTGAAATCTTAATCCAGAGTCCCCAGATAATGGGAACCGCAATGGGGTGAAGGCATAGAAGCCAACTAATGGGGGCGCCTGTTATGAACCACGGGTTTACGTTGTGCCCTAGCCAAATAAATAACGCTGGAAAAAGAACATCCTCTATGATTTCCCAACCAACAATAATAATAACCAGAGCCATTCCGTGCTCTTTTAATGTGTCCAACAGACGCGTCGGATGAAAATGCTCAAGCTTATGCTTTAAGCGATCAGTGACCCACCGAATTGCCCTCATTCCTTATCCCCTATATGGTAATTTAGCATGTTTGTGGGCCTTTGTCAAGGCCTCAGCGGGTTTCTCTACAGAAAAATCTGATGCAAGAAAATCCCGATATCCACTCCAGCTAGAAATGTCGTAATACCAATCAAGATCGATCTTTGTCGCACTCTTTTCGCTCACTTCTTTGAATATCGTCTGAAGTGTGAACTGGCGGGCGCTCCACCTCTCGCTCAAAGGTATCTTCTGGGTGGGGTATTGTTGGTCGCCTGAAGGGGGTAAATATTCCCTTGTTGTTTGTTTGTTTACCGAACGTCTGCATTTTTTAAAATCTTCTCCTGTAAATGTGAATGCTATTGGTTTGTTGTTTTTGACAGTGTCGCCGTCATAGCTTAAAAAAAAGTTATTCTCTTTGTGTTTTATTAATGGTCTGTATTCTCGGATGCTGTGCACATCATAGGTTGACATGGGAAAGGAAACATAGTACTTATCAGGTGTGATCCATTTTGATAATTTGAAGGCCACTTTCCAAGCAGAATAAGCTCCATATAATATTGACCACCCGTATGAATCGCGGCGGTCGCGATCCTTTGGGTGGATTGGTATATAGTATATAGGTATTTCTTTTCGCTGTTCAGAGCTAAATGCAACTGGTTTATTAAAATATACCGGATCATAAACCCATTCTCCAACTATTTTGCGCACAATGGGCGCCAAATCATCATTGGCGACAATCCATATGGTGTTGCATCCGGCCATGGCGCACTCAAATACAGATTTCTGAATAGCCGTAAATGATGTGTTTATGGGTAACAAAATCTCTGGCGTTTGTATTCCCATATCTGTTTTAAGATTTGCCACGGGAATAATGCCAGCTAAATGTATCTTCGGTCGGCTCACCAATACCTCAAAAATCTATCGTAGGCCACGCAAGCTGCTGGTAGATCCTGCAGTAAATCTTGCTCCCTAATCTGCGGAATCTTGATATTAGTGGCTTGCGGGAGGAGTTCATTTGGCTGCTCACTTGTCTCGCGGTATAAGCTAGTTGTTCTAAATTTGTAATGTTTCGGGTTTCCTGCTGTGGTGTAATCATGGGCGAATGTCCCTTTCATTCCTCTGCTCTCCATTTCGTGGACGGTCTTAAAACGCGCCATCGTTTGAGAGTAATCAAAATCTAAATATTGTTCTTGGTTTAAGACTGAGACAGCACAAGCATCTTTAACAGGAGTATTTCCATCAATACGGTCGGAAGGATAAAACCATATCTCCCGTACAAGATCATCTCCTGTTTCAATGTAGTCAACTTCATGCTTGCCGCCTTTATTGAATGCAATATAATCATAACATATATATCTATCTTCGTCAAGGATCTTTTGTTCAACAAATCCTGTTGCATTCCTGTCTATGAAATAAAAACACTCATTAAATGTGAACTCCATTATCTTGGAGTACTCGTTAGAGCACACCACGGTGTCGCCATCATATCGAATAGTGCCGCACAAGTTAGAGAGCGGGGAACGGCCCTCAACGGCTAGTAAAAATAAAAGTTTTTCCCACAATAGTTCTTTAGAATATCCAACAATTTTGGAAGAGCCAAACGTCGTTAAACTTTTTGCAGCTCCGGGAATTTTTAAGCACGATAAATCTACATGCGGATCTAAAAAATCAAATCGAAACGGGCGGTGTTCTTCAGCAAAAAAAATAGGACAATTATTCACGAAGGCATACAAGACAGCCTCCATTGAACTGCCGATTACTATTTTATCATACTTGAGCAACTTACTTCCTTATCCCGCTGCGGTCATATCCTCCTAGGTGCCAGTTGGGGTGCATTATATGAAACTTTTGTCTGTAATGCATCCACCCCAGCGCATGTCCTATCTCATGTTCAAGGATCCTGTCTTTTCTGGCATTTTTCGGCAAGATACAAATCTTTGCCTTAACTATATCACCTGTTTCTGTATGTGTGTATATCCTAGTTGATGCCATGTGACTATCGGCGAAGCCGGTTTCCGGCAATGTTATTATTATCTCGCCCGGCGCCGCATTCATGCATGTAGAGAAAGGATCCCTTCGAATATCTTGAAAATCATACCCGGCCGCTTTCCAGTATCGAACGGCCTGGTGCACCCGGTACATGGGCACCTCTGTGCTTGCACAAACTCTAATGGCGGGAGAGGTTTTCCATTTAGCTTTTTGCTGGGGAACTCCTACCGCGAATATGTCGATAACGGGAGGGTATCTTACGCTTAAGATGGCGTACTCTCCGCCAGTCGCAGCTGTACAACTAAGGATGAATAGCAAGAGAAATCCCATGTAATAACTAGGGATTATTGCATTTTAGTCATTCTTTATCTTATCGAATATTTCAATATCGTATTCTACCTCATCCAGCAAAGTCTTGATATCTAGGCCTGCACAATCAATCTTTCCTTTGCTGATATGGTAATGGCTCACGAACCCTGAGAAGCTTCCATATGCTACATCTTGCACATATTTTGTCTCGGTGTTGCCATTTTGCTTAAGAGGGGTCTCATAGGGAATGTCGGTGGCGCCATGAATTGCTTTCCATAGGGCTTTTAACGCCTCAAGCTGCGCAGGGTAAAAACCCAAAAACGGATCTAATTTGCTGTTATGAGCCCATGCTCCCTCAACCATTGGGCGCTCACCAAAGCCATTTTTAACATACCACTCTTGATATTTGGGATAGTAAGCATTACTGATTTCGACCCCTATCGAGGGTCGGTTGGTGCGCGAAGAGCCTGCATGCCAAGCTGCGTGCTGCATGTCTAGCGTCTGGTAAATAGTGCCGTCGTTATCAATCAAAAAGTGAACTGATATGCCGCGCTTATCAAGCACATTCTGGCAAGATTTAGAGGAAAGGCATACATCCCAATGGTTGACAAAGTAGCGAAGCTTCCGTTTTGGGCGCCCAGAATAATCATAGTAGTGGCCCGGCTTTGCCGGCATGCCTCCTTTTTCTGACCAGAGGACAAACTTATCCCACTCAATGGGGTGAAACTCTCCGTTATAGACGATGTAGTTGGAGTAGTGGCAATCGTTAGGCTTGTATTCGTCGATGTCTGCTTGTCGTTCTGTCCACAGGCGACGAAAAGTCATAGGACCGCATAGGCCATCGCCAGCAAGATGTCGCACTTTTTGCCATTTCTTGATTGCTCTTACTAACTTGTCATCAAAATACTTTTCACCAAACCAGCTGGGTTCCCAGCCGAGCTTCTTGGCTGATGCTTCGTTGTAAAAGTGTTTGTCCATACATTCGGCGCCCCCATTTATTCAATCATGCCAACAACATAGTTGTCCAAAATAACATTATAAATAGTGTCGCCAATACTTATTTCCTCGATCATAGAGCGATCAACGACAAGCCTGGCGTCTTCCTCAACTTCAAATCTAACATCCCAAGCTGCGCCCAGCGCAACCACCTCTACGAATCTAGACTCTGCCGGCTTATAGTCATCTGGTAGCACGATTGCAGATTCATTTTCACCCGACTCTGTGGGAATATCAATTAAAATATATCTATTAACGGGATATAGCACTTTCAACCTCCTTTAAGATCAATCTTTCCTGTACCTCATATTCTTGCTTGCTAAGGAATATGTCCTCTCTCGTTCCACAATGTTTACAATACATTGTCATGTGAACATTGTTTCCATGAGTAGAGCGAATATTCCCTTGAGGGATCCAGTAACATTCGCCGCGCCCTGTTGAGCAGGCGCGCCTTACAAATTTAGCTTCCATTAAGTGATTAAAGTTCATATTCTCCCCTAAATGGTGCACGTATCATTGGTACAGTACTTCGCACCCGAACCCCCCTCTGAGCTATCAAATCTGTGGAGCGGGGCAACTCCTTGTGAAGCTTTTTCGTATTCTTTTTTCGTTATAGCTTCATAAGGCGCCTGCTCATATCCCGTCTCTTCGTACTTCAAGAACGACACTGCCTTAAGGCGTGTCTCGTATAGCTCCAGGGCTGATTTAAGCTGGGATGCCTCTTCGTCCTTGAAGGTCACAGTTATTGAAACTGAGTTGTCTGCCCAATAATGCTGATATTGGGCTGCAATTTCAAGTTGTTCCCACATCGAGACGTCCTTCTTACCCTTTGAGTAATAGGGTTCGTGAACAGGGAACTCCACAACAGAAGTATTCGGAGAGTATTTATCATCTTCAATAGTATATCCCGCATCTGCAAGTTTGTCAAGAAGTTTCGAAGTTTTCGAGAATCTGATACGTCTAATATAGTACTCATCCTCCGGAAAGTGGATGCCCGGTGTGGAGCCGTTAAGCAGCGACACGGTCCCAGATGGCTTAATTGACGTCATGCGTACCGACTTGGGAATGCACAGCCAGTTGGAGTACTCTTCATCAAGTTGTTTCACATAGCCATAGGCGCGATCACACATATCATACACCTCTCGGCGTCCAAACTTAGCAAATGCCTGGACCACGCCGGACTGCGAGAGACCGATTCTCCGGTTCTTGAGCATCTTGGCGTTCGTTTCTGGCCAGTGAGTATTGGACAGGGTGATGGTCTTTCCGTAAAGATACGCGATCTTTAACGTACGTAAATAATCGTCTAGATCTTCGTGCTTCGCAGGATATGTCTCCACCAGACAACACAATTCTGCGTCTTCAAGCTGTTGCTCTACACACGGATTGAAGCCGGCAACGTTAATGTCATCAAAGCGCTCGCCATCCTTAAAGCGCCCTCTTGTGCGCGCATTGTTAAGCCAGATATATCCGGGTTCGCCGTTCTTTTGACTTTGCGCGGCATGCCAAGTGTAGTCCATCCCCACCTCAGCGTTAAAGGAGTTGTTGGATCCCCATCGGTGGTGGTATAGCTTCTCTTGATCGTTCTTCATTTCAAGATATCGTGTGTCATCATAGCGCCCCATCGCCAATGCCGCTGAACGTCGAACATTGCCCGAAACCACACAGCGGCCGATAAGGTTCTCAGTATCCACGATGTCTACTGAAGTGACGGACTCTCCGATCTTGCTGGAGTATAACTCCTTGAGGTTCTCGTGAAGCTCGATAAGGGGGGCGGGCCCGCTAGATGTGCCCCCGAAGCCCTTAATCTCTGCTCCAAACTCGCGAATCGCTGAGTAGTCAAACTTAGGTACCTTTCCGCCAAAGAAGAACCCATCAAGAAGAGTGTGTACTGAATCCACCCACCCCTCGCGAGAGTCGTCAATAACCAACGTATCGTTAGTATATGCTGGCTCCTGGATGGTGACGGTACCGGCGCCTTCGGTATCGAAACCCACCCCAACGCCAACCATGAGCGCATCCATCATCCACGCAAAGAGATAGCCGCCCTTTGTGGAGAGATCCCGGGTGGAACGAAAGGCGCAATTAAAGAGGCCGGCCGCTGTGCGCTCTTCCACGAATTTTGTTCCCATCATCCACAGGCCGCGGCCAGGGGGTGTCCATTTAAGATTGAAGAGGCGCTCATAGGCCTCCTTCGCGGTCTTTTGTGCCTTTCCGTCGTTCCATTCCAAGCCAAGCTGGAATACGTGCTGTTTTTGCATGTTAAACATGCCTTCCACGACCCGGCGACAGGTGTGCCACCATTCTTCTGAGCCGGTGGCGTCTGGATCGAATTCACTTAATCGTCTGGAGTATGTTCTCTTGAATGTGACATACCCCAAGGGCCCCCATGGCACTTCGGCATCTTTGTAGGGCTCGATAAAAGTATCTGATAGTCTGAATCTGCGTATGTTTTCTATAGTTCTCATTATGTTTATTTCCTTTTTCTAAACTTCTCGTATTTATTCTGCAGTAGATCTTTTTGCATGCTAGCGGTTAAAGCCACGGGGTTGAGCGGAATCGCTGCGGTAGAAGTGGTGTTTGGCATAACTTTAATTTTAGCACTGGAGGGATCCATAAATATATTATAGATCATCCCATCGGGACCATTTCTATTTTTGGCAATAAACATTTTCCCTTGATTATTTTGTTTGTCTTCAACTGTGCGTGAAACAGAAAATATAAAATCGGCGACGAAGCATTTATTAAACGCTTCTGATATCTGTTCCATTGTGATTACTTCTGCACTCAGTCCCGAACGATTCGTCTGTGAGGCGGTCCACACGGGACAACCAAACTCTGTGGATATAGCGCGGAGGTCTTCATAAATAGATTCCAACTCTGTTCTCTTCTCCTTCCTCACGGTTACCGGCCTTAAAAGATCGGCATAGTCAACAATAATCATCCCCGGCTTGATGCCTCTCTTCAACAACTTAGTAAGGTGGGATTTAATAGTATTAGTTGTTGCAGATTTGGTGGGGTATTCCTTGATAATAAGCTTTCCTTCGATATCTTTAATCTCTTCGTATATTTCTTCTTTAAAGTTAATGATATCAGAAAGAGGGTATCCTGTTAAACAACTATCGTATCTGTTTGCAATAATTGTGTCTTGAAGTTCAAGGGTGTAGTGAACAACTACCTTACCCTCCTTTATTCCTTGGGTCCCAAGGTGCACAAGGCAAAAAGACTTGCCGGCGCCGGTAGGGGCGATCACCACCCCTAGTTCGCTCTTTCCAAGACCGCCGCCACAAATGGAGTCTATCTCTTTCCATCCGGTTGTGACCGGAAGACGGTGCTTTGGGACAAACCTCTGTTCAAAATCGGCTATATAATCATAGCCAAAGTTATTATCCGATCCAAGCTTGAGAGAATCATTGATGGTCTTAGAGATTTCATCAAATGAGCATGTCTGCAGCAACCCGACCGACTTTAGCATCGCTTCTTTTAGATTCTGCTTGCGACAAAAATCAAGCGACTGCTCTTTAATATATTTTATATCCGAAAGCTCTCTTGCAGTAACTTTGGCAAAATATTCTCTGACTTGCTTCTGCACTATTTCATCTTCGCCATCAAGCTGAGTGCGCAAGATAGATATTATTGCTTCTGCAGATGGATGAGTGCCGTATCTATCGCGATAGTCAATGATCTTTCCCACAAAAACGCGCAGGTACTCTAACTCCAGAAAGGCTACGTCGAGTACCTCAGTAATCTGATCGGCAAAGGGCCGGTCTTCATAAATAATTTGTACGAGGCCTTCTTGGAAGGATTTTCCATACCGACTAAAACTATCTTTTTCGATCACGGTTCATCTCGGGTTGCGCTAACAGTAAATATAACAAAATTGTCTGTAAAGTCAAGCAAATTAGCGCTCAGAATTAATTTTATTTAAACGCAACTCTAGGTCCTTCCAGTTCAACTCTCCAAACCCGTCATCACGCATTTTCTTCATGATTTCTATCTTGTTGAAATTACACTCAAAGTTCTCTACGGCGTTCCTTACAAAGTCCTTTGACTGAGGAGAAAGCATTGGAGAATATAGCTGCATCATCTTGTAATTGTGTTCAATAATTTTTTCTCCTGCTATGATATTATCGTGAAACTTGAGTTTTTTGTCGATCTTCTCACAATAAGAAATAATATCATCAATAGTGTAATCTTTGTCGGCGCCCAAAAATCCAAGACGGCGCTGGATGGTCTTAAACCCTACTGATTTGATGCCCGGGAGATTATCGGAGGCATCGCCTACGAGGGAGCGGGCCAATGCCATGTTGCGTGGATGTACCCCCAACTCTTCCACAATGCGCTTCTTGTTATATACTATATCGCTTGTGGGCCGATATACCACAGTTTCTTCGTCACACAGCTGGTAGAAATCCTTGTCATTAGAAACGATTACTTTTTGCCAGCCGTCGTAGTACTGCATCCGAGTAAGATAAGAGATGAC